TTATGCGTCATTGCTAATCCTTTGCAAATCCAAATCAAGCTGCACCGCATTTACCGAATTCATTCTGAGCTCATCCGGTACATGGGTATAGATATTTGCAGTCGTATTATAGGACTTGTGACCAAGGAGTACCTGGATGGTTTTCAGATCCGCGCCGGCTTCGAGCTGCCAGGTGGCAAAGGTATGCCTAAGGCCGTGAAAAGTGATCTTTGGCTCGAATTCAAGCATCTGCAGCTCGTTTGAAAACTGCCTGGATAAAACCTTAGGGTTTACCTTAACACCTCTCACACTGATCAGCAGACGGTCAAGACGCTCTTTTTCAAGCTGTGCAAACTGGATATTTTGACGCATCATCATTTCTGCCAGATATCGCCTCAACTCCGTACTGATGGGAATGCGTCTCACAACCCTATTTTTTGTGCCTAAGCGCATTTCTCTGTCTATATCAATGATAGAGTCGACATCCACATAATCCATATGCTGTAGCCAATCTGTGGCCTTTATGGCGCAAATTTCGCCTATTCTCATACCGGTATAAACCGCTATGACCGCAGCATCCCTGACAGCGTGGTTACGGCAGACGTCATAAAACCGTTTGAAGTCTTCTTTTGACCACACGACGTTCTCTTTGCGATCCTTGTATGGGAATTTTACAGCGTCCATAGGATTGCTTGAGAGCATCTTATATCTGACAGCGTGCTTGAAAGCTCCAAGCAGCAGACCGCAATAAGAGCGGACAGAAGCCGGGCTGAGATTCATGGAATCAACGAAAAGCTGAATGTCGTAAGACGTCACCTCGCGGATCTTCATCCTGGACAAATTTGAAGCCTTGATTTTGTCCATGGTGTATCTGTAAAGTTTGCCAGTTTGTTTGGTCATACCTTTATCAATGACCTGCTCGAGATAGGTTTTCAGGTATTCTGTCAGCAAGGGATCATCTGCAAGTAAATGGCCGTTGGATTCAACCTCTTTGATTTTATTTGGGAGATCCTTTTCAGCCTCTCTTTTACTTTTATAGCCGCTGAACCACTTATATGATTTTTTTCCGTCTGGATCCTGCCCCGCATAAATGACGATGGACCAGGTATTGCCGCGTTTTCTAACGTGACCTCTCATTTTATTACCTCCATTCGACAAAATACGACTTAATACGATCGTTGACACTTTAATTTTAACTTGTTAAGTTATAAGTGTCGAGAAAAATAAGAACGTATGTTCGATATTTTAAAGGAGGTATGCGCCATGCCGGAGATATCACATAAACTTGTTTCACTTGGAGTTAAGACTATAGACTATATTGTGACTGAGCATGTTGTTTACATAAATATGGATTATGAAGGAGAAAAAGAGTAGCAGTTTGAAAAAGCTGCTACTCTTTTAATTTGCTCGGATTTTTTAATAAGCTCAAAATAGCCTTTATCTCGTCTGGTCCAATACCAGATTTTTTTAATTCTGCATAAGCGCCTATACTTTCGATATCTAAATTCTTTAATTCGTCAGGTAACTCGGATTTAAATATTTTTTCTGTTTGTTCAGACTTTAGACAAAGGAGATCTACAAGTTCTACACTGAATTGTTCTGAAATTTTTTCAAGTGTTTGAATATCCGGAGATCTATAGCCTGTCTCATAATTGCTAATCGTTGAATCGGCAACACCTATAGCTTTTGCCATTTCCTTTTGAGTAAGCCCATGGTCCTCCCTTACAGATTTTATCTTTGCTGCGATACATTCGCGTCTGGAAGTAAAACTCATCATTACGGCCTCCTTTACAGATTAACATTACTACACGCAACGTGTAATTTCAAGTGAAAATAAATCTAACAAAACTACACGAAACGTGTTGACACTTTGCGAAGCGTGTAGTAGTATTGACTTAACAAATTGAAATAAGGAGGTGCGAAAACGATGCATGAGAACTTAAGACACGAAAGAAAGGTTCAAGGATTTACTGCTTTAGATATGGCAAATGAATTAGGAATTGCAGAATCGTCATATTTCATGAAGGAATCTGAAAGCAGGCCTTTCATGGATAAAGAAATCGCAAAAATAGTAAAGAAACTGAATAAGCCTTTTGAGTATCTTTTTAATCAAAATCAACAATGATTTTTTTTGCCTTCAAACTACACGAAACGCAAAGTTAGATAGCGAATAAAACACGAATCGCAAAGGAGGGTGAGTATGACAAAGCAATTCCTCACGTATAAGGAAGCCGCTGAGACACTGACCATCTCAGAAAGCACACTCAAGCGTCTTGTCTATTCTGGACAGATTAAACGCACAAAAATAAGGGGATGCGCTCGGATCTCGAACAAAGAACTTGAACAATTCATACAAAAACTTATGTAAAGGGAGAGTTCTAAATGAATAATTATTTTTACTTCACGTTCGGATCTGAAGGACAGCTATTCTTTAGGGGCTATGTAAAGATCAGGGCTGACACGCTTCCAGCCGCTAATAAGAAATTCATTGAACACTACGGAGACAAAGCCTGGAAGGACAAAGACAGCAGAATCCTGAGTTACGCCTTCCCTTATAACCAAGCAGAGTTTGATCAAATGGAACAGTTTAAAAGCGGTGACTGGAGCATATGCCATGAAGTTATTGAATAGGAGGCTTAAGAATGTTTAAAAACCTTATGAAACGGATTGAGTACGCAAAGACATCAACCATCCCCAGAGACGCTCTTTACGAAACATACGGCGCTATTAAGATGGCGCATGAGCTGAAGGCAATCACTACAGACGAGTATTTTAAACTCAATCACGAGTGTGTAGCTGAAGGAATAAACAACCCAAAGTACTTCTAAATAGGCTCAAAAAAACAAAATTTGTCCTGAGCGCAGCTGCGGCCCAAGACAAAAAGTATTATCACTCATCCATATTATACCACAAGGAGGGCGAAATGAACGAAATTGAAATAAATAAGTTAACAAAATTAACTTCAGAAATACTCGTTTATAAGCAACAGACAGCTCAAAACATTATTGAAATTGGTAGACGATTAATAGAGGTCAAAGACATGCTTTCTCATGGCGAGTGGCTTCCTTGGTTAGAAGAGAAGGTGGATTTTACACCAAGAACCGCACAAAAGTTTATGAAAATATCTGAAGAATATTCAAATACGAATGCGACTTCGCTTTTAGGAACTGAAAAACTTTGGTTACTCCTTGATGTCCCGCAGGATGAGCGCCAAGACTTCATCGAATCCAACCCAGTTGAAGGCATGACCACCAGAGAACTCAAGGCAGCTATTGCCGATAAAAAGCGACTTGAAAAAGAACTTGAAGACCTCAAGAACAAAGGACCTGAGATCGTTGAGCATATCGTCGAAAAACAGACAACACCTGTAGATTACTTTTCATCCAAGCGACGCCTGGCCGAAATGGAATCGAAGGCGAAAGAGCTCGAAGATCAACTCAAACACGCTGAAGATCAAAAAAAGCTTTACGAACGCAAAGCGAACCTTTATGAATCGGATGCAAACAAGTATGACGCCATCAAGCGAGAGGTTGAAAGTCTAACTAAAGAGCGAAATTCTATTCGCGGCGAATTCCTGATGATGAAAGAAGTCGCCGGATTATCTAAGAAAATTGAACAATTCATAGCAACGGAGTTGGCACCAATCAAATTTGCCCCATATATGAGTCTGGTCAAGAAAGAACGGGTGGTGATGAAGAATGTTGCAGAGACCATCGGCATGGTACAGAAGTGGGTGGATGAAATGAACGAGATGTTACCAGATTATGATGTTGTGATGAACATTATGGAGAGTGATTATGAGGTGATACACGATGAGTAACGAACTTGCAAACATCAACATTAACAGCCTTACAGTCGAGCAACTTAGCGCGCTTAATATGCAGATTGTGGCCAAAATCGTCCAGGAAGCGAACATGAACGCCGCGGAAGCGCTGCAGCTGTCAAAGGCGAATCAGATCGAGCTTGAGCAAGCGAAGCTTGAGCATAAGAAGCAGCTGGAAATGGAGATTGCCAGGCACCGTGTCACAGAGAGTAAGTTTGGTTTCGTGTCGCTTACGGATCTGGGACTAAAGTTTCAGGTTTCGATTGGGCCAAAGGTCTTTGGGAAGCTACTGCGTGTCGTTGGGATATGTCACCCAAAATCTAAACAGACCATACCATTTAGAAAGATGATTGATGAGGGATTTGCGGAGACAGATGATCGTTATGATGTCCACGGAAAGATGAATTACCGCTACAACCCGGAGAAGTGTATTAAGAAAATCGACCGATGGCTGACGGATCACGGGCGCCTGGATGAATTTTATTCAGCGACGAACGAAAAAGAGCGGGCGGAGTTTATTGGGTGGCTGTATCAACAATATGTTGGCGAAGATGAATAAAAAGTTGAGGAGGAATGAATTATGAATGCAAGTGAAATGATCAGAGCGCTCGAGTGTATGCCAGGCGACGCAGAAGTGTATTTTGAACAGTGGCTTCCGTCTGGTCCAGGCGAACGGACGCTAAGTGTAAAGAAAATTGATACTGTTCAATGCATGACAGATGGGCGTAAAGATGGCGTCATTTCAGAGATTACGCTGATGTGCGATGAAGACATGCAGGAACTTAATAGTGATGAAGAAGATGTCATTGAAATTTTTAGACGAGAGGCTACGAGATAAATAGGAGGATACTTAGAAATGTACATGAAGCTTTTGGACCGAATTGAGAGAGCAAAGAAGGCCACAATACCGAGAGATGCTCTTTATGAATCCTACGGCGCTATTAAGATGGCGCGAGAGCTTGATGCAATTACCACGGAAGAATTTTTATTGCTGAATCATGCATGCGTCGCTGAAGGTATCAATAATCCGATTTATTTTTGAAGGAGGCGCGATTGAAATGGCAGAGATCAGTAAAGAGAAGCGTGAGTGGATGGAATCTGTTGGAATGAAGGAGTTTAAAGAACCAATGAAATTTTACATTGGCCCAGAATTTCTGTTCTCTGAGGACTATATAAAAAATACACCTCTTGCGGTTTTGCAAGAGAGGTTTAGTGAAAGACGTATTCCAGAATACGGTCTGTCTGAAATAGATTCAGCGGTTAAAGAAATTTTGAAACGAAATCCAGAATAGACGCTAATCCATCAGGAAATCTGTTTTCCATTTTGATAATACATTCATCTGTAATGCTTGCGCTATACACTACGTTGTCTGCGTAAAAGCAATGTAGCATACCAGCACGATCAAGTTCTCTAAAAGTATCATCAACGTCTTCAAAGGACCATTTTGGAACAATGGATTGTTGAACACTCTTAGAGCTTCCAATTCTTTTTGCTTTTTCTTTTGACATGCCATCTGCTCTCTTTTTCTTGTAATCAGCATAAATCATACAAATTAATTTATCTGCATCTTTAGTTAGTCTCACTTAATCACCACCTTTCTCCTAAACCATACCATTTTGAAATGATTTACAAAACTTCGAAGAATGTCGAATATAAGGAGGCAGTAATTATGTTTGCAATTAAATTGAGCGCTGATGGCAGCGTGAATACCGTAACACCTCAGGACAACAACGGGTCAATCCTTGGTTGGCTCCAGGCGCAGGTTGGTGGATTTATTGAGACTGTGAGCCCGAGGATCCGGCTGCCATTTGATTATCAGCTTGTCGTCAATGAGGAAGGCAAGAACATGCGTCTGCCGCACAACGAAAGAGCATCCACGCATATGCATCGAAGCTACGGCGCTGATTTTATCGCTGGTGACTGCATTATCGTCAAGGTTGTGGTCAACGAGCTTGAGGAGGTTGACTTTGCGTCATTATCAACTGAGGAAGTAACACAGCTGATGCGGGTGATTGGATGACAACATTTATTACTCTGTTACTGATATTGCTCCTGGTTTTATTAGTCGCCACTGCGATTCACATGCTGATCGAGATTATCGATAATTATGGACCGGCATGCGGATCTGCGGCGGCGGTAGGATTTCTTTTTCTATGCGTCATGTTTGGCCTAATGATGGTGAAATGGAGGTATTTCTGATGTGTGATTGTGAAAAGTGTCCTTGGCGGCATCCGAATACGTGCGCTGCATGCCGGAAGCTTGGAGGTAAGGTATGAGGACGAGGAAAGGGCGGAAGGTAAAGTATTTGAAGCTATCAGATAAAAAGCAAATAAAAGGCATAGTCTTTGCTCCAAATGTTTATCCTGAGTTCGGATCTGTGCCAAGGCTGATCAGTGAAACGAACAGAATCAAGCGTCAACTTGAGTTAATAGCGAGCGCAACAGGGAGGCGGTGGTGATGTTTGAGGCCGGGAAAAAATATGTCTTCAGCCGGACAAAGTTTTTCGACGATATGCTTAAACACACGTCGCTATACCAGATTGAGAAGTATCGCCAGCTCATCAATATATTTGATGGTCATGTCTTTATTGGGCTTGACGATCAGAGACAAGACCTGGTCAAAGGCGAATTTATATTGACAGTATGGCCAGAGTGGTGCGCGAGCGGTGAGGAGGATGAGCTGATTTGACAAGGTTTGAAGAACTTAAATCATTGACTATTGATGAAGCTGCTGAGCTTATTGTTCGAATCAATTTCACTGACGATTATTGTAAAGGCGATTGTCCGCCTGGCCCTGATGGAGAGATACTTTGTGACGTTGAAATTGAATGCTGCAAAAGATGGCTGAAGGAGGAGATTAAGTGATTGGCTATTACTATCGCTGCATCAGGTGGCTCTGGAAGAATCGTGAATGGTCAAATACCAGGCAGAAATTTAAGGCCATGGCCAGGGAGGTTCAACCGTGAAAAATAAGATCCACAAAATAAAAAAGGCCATTATGGACGCATTTCCAAATGCTAATGGTGTGGTTGTGCTACTGGATGACGATATCATGAAAATCACTGTCGTGCCTTGTGCAGCTCAGGTGAGAACGAATACGAGACAATCCTCGTGGAGGGCAGAAAAGCATGGAAGCTTGTCAGATCTGTAGGAAAAGAATAGCCGAATATGCTTGCGACATGCCAAAATTCAGGATTTTTACAAGATATAGAGAAACTTGCACACCGCACACAGTCACTTGTGACAGGCATATCTGTAAGCGGTGCTCACTGACTAACGGCAACGACGTTCATTTCTGCAAAATCTGCGCTAAAGATTTGAAGGAGGGTTTCAAGTGGAAGAGTACGGAATGATCATCCTGGTGGCTATGTTTGCGATCTCAATCTTAACTGGTGTGCGGATCGGCAGCAAAGACAGCTTTGAAAATGGCAGAGTTGTAGGCATAGAGGAAGGCAGGCAAATTGAGAGAAACGAAATGAACAAAGCTATTGCACAAATGAGAGTCAAAGCAGATAGAATCAACGGATTTGAAGCGTGTAAGCTTTATGAATCAATTGAAAAAAGAGCCTGATGGCGGGCAGGCCAAACAGGCTCAGAGTCAAAGCACATAAATTATATCACGTCTAAAAAGACACAGGGTGATAATTTGGCACGACGTAAGGACAGCTTCTACTTCAGCCACGATTCCAACGCCAGGCATGATCCAAATATTTGCGAGATGAGAGCCAAGTGGGGTCTTGAAGGTTACGCGATGTACTGGATCATTGTCGAAATGCTAAGAGAGCAGACAGATTATAAGCTCAGACTTGACCGTATTAATGCGATCGCAATGCAAACGCAATGCGAAAAAAACAAGACCGAAGAATTCATAAATGACTGTATTTTTGAGTTTGAACTCTTCGATTCAGACGAAAATTTTTTCTGGTCTAACTCGCTTTTAAATCGCATGAAAGCGTTCGATGAAAAGTCAGAAAAAGCGAAAATATCAGCCTACGCACGTTGGAATAAGCAGGATGATGCGAACGCATTACAAACGCAATGCGATAGTAATGCTAATCAAATCAAATCAAATCAAATCAAATCAAATCAAAAGAGATCAAATATAAAAGATATTAGGTACTCGGATGATGAGAATTTGAATAAAGCCTTGATCGAGTTTGCTGAGTTTCGAAAGAAAATTAAAAAGCCTATGACCGACAGAGCAATTGAGCTGTTAATGAAAAAGCTCAATGACATGACCATTAATCCTTATGATCAGGTTGAAATCCTAAATCAATCCATCACCAACGGATGGACCGGCATTTATGAGCTCAAAGACAAACGCGGTGACAGTTCGACAGACAACCCATTTGTAAAAATTCTTGAGAGGGGTGACTATTGATGCAAAAAGAAGACGTTATTAAGCTGCTTGGCTATATCAAAGCATCATACCCTCAATGGGCTCGCGATTTAAAAGCCACGGACGCCAAAATTATGATTGAGGTATGGTCGGACGCTCTTATGGATTCAAATCCTGACTATGTCAGAGCTGCCGCCAAAGCGCATGTCACGTCAGAAAAGTGGCCGCCTTCTATCGCTGAGATTCTTGAGCGTGTGAGGCTGATCAGCTCGGGTGGCAACAGAGGAATGACGGGCATGGAAGCCTGGGCACTCGTGAGGGCGGCTATTAAGAACGGCAATTATCACGCAAAGGAAGAATTTGAGCGACTTCCGGAGCTGGTACAGGTCGCCATCGGCAACCATCACGCCATCAAAGAGTGGGCAGCTATGGCGGTACCGGAGCTTGAGACAGTAGTGCAGAGCCAGTTTATCAAGTCTTTTGGCTCAAAGCAGAAGGTCGCAAAGGATCATGAGGCGCTGCCGGCTGATGTTAAGGCTTTAATCGCTAATGTCGCAAGTGGAATGAGGTTGATCGAATGAACAAGGTGCAGCCTATTAAGTTAAAAGCAAAGATAGACGAGGTAGAGCGGATCCTTGGCGCCCAGGATGAGAAGTACCGGATCATGTTTCTGATTGGAATCTACTCGGGTCTAAGGATCAGCGATATTCTCCAGATTAAGGTAAAAGACGTGTATGGCCGTGATCATATCGACATCCGGGAAAAGAAGACTGGCAAGGCAAAGCGCTTTCGGATCAACAAGAATCTGGCCAAGGAGCTCAACCGATACTGTAGCGGCCGAAATCCTGAAGATTACCTGGTAAAGTCCAGGCAGGGAAAGAATCAACCCATTGTCAGCAGGAGGGCTTACGAGGTCATAAGGCATGCTGGGCGTCTGGCTGGCCTTGAGAGCGTCGGAACACATACCATGAGGAAAACCTTTGGCTACCACTATTACAAGCAGACAGGCGACGTTGTGACGCTACAGAAGCTACTTAATCATTCAACACCCAGGGTGACTCTGGTCTATATTGGCATCGAGCAGGACGCAATTGATGATGCCGTGTTTAATTTTGATTATGAATAGTGTCTTAATGAGCGAACAGGAATGTCAAGAAATATTGAAATGCGGTTTTGACGTTGATATTACTTTATGCCGCGGCAATTTGGCGACATTCCTAAAATATTACGATAAGACATCCTCAGGGCGGTGAAAAGGTGGCAAGAAAGCATCAGGTAACACTGAAATCATTAGAAGACCAGGTCGAGTTTTATCACAGGCTCAAAGACGTGCTTAGACGTGAGCCGGTGAATGAAACAGAGGCGGTATTCCTGAAGTACATCGAGCTCAGGCGCACATCTGATGTGGCTGCTTGGATTAACAGCTTAGGGTCCAGGGTGAAATCAGCCAGAGGTGAGCGGCTTTGGATCTCGACGGATGTGACTGAGCTGCTGGACGATCCGGCAGCAGTGGAGCTGGTGGACAATCAGATCTACTGCCTGGCAAAACGGATGCAGAAATCTGGGCGGCTGAGTCTTAAGCAGCTTCAACAGGTATTTGGAATGGAGGAAATTGTTGATGAGACCAATTAAGTTTAGGGGTAAGCGAATTGATATAAACGAATGGGTTTACGGATACCCTGTGAAAGTTGTCAGCTCTTGTGGATCCGGATGGAATATGCACGTGCCTCCTGCCGATCCGGACGATTATCACAAAGTTTATCCAATAAAAAAACCAATTGAGCAATGCACCGGCCTAAAAGACAAGAATGGCGTTGAAATTTATGAGGGGGACATAGTATCTGCTTGTTGGTACACACACGATGTTTCCGTACATGAAAGCACTGGTGTGGTGGAATTCACACACGGGTGGATGGCGTGGTGGATCGCTGATTATGAAAATAAAACATTTTTAGAAATGAATGGGCGTGGGTTTCATGCTTGGAAAGTTGAAGTTATCGGTAACATCCATGACAATCCTGAGTTTTTGGAGGTGTAAATATGAGAGACATTCGATTCCGCGGCAAGCGACTGGACACAGGCGAGTGGGTCAAAGGCTATTATTCAAAAGGTCCAAGCGGTACAGTTTACATCACACCTTATCGAGTAGGTAATCCGATCAAGGTGGATCCGGAGACGGTGGGTCAGTGGACGGGGCTCAAGGATTGCGAAGGCTACAAGATTTATGAAGGTGACATCGTTAGAATAACTGGAAATTACAAGCCAGGACTATACATTGTCTTTTGGGATGAGCATAGAGTCGCTTGGTGGGGCAAGAACGTTAAGCGTGATAGACGAGACTTGCAATATGATGATGATTTTTATCAATTGTTGGGTGACTGTTTTCAAATGACATCCAGGGAAGTCGTTGGAAACATCTACGATGATCCTGAGCTGCTTGATTCGTAGATGAAGGGAAGTGAAGCAGATGGAAAAAGAAAGACCTTGTATGGTGAAAAATCGTAAGGCTACTTTCCACAAATGGGAACACAAAGCTTGGGTCATTGAGCCGTCAATAATGGCTGGAGGTCACACAGGCGGTCAAATGGAAATAGACGTGGCCATCATAGAATATGAGGATGGTGTAGTAACGGAGTGTTATCCACATGAAGTTAGGTTTACTGATAAATCGAATGAGTCCACAACAAGCGAGTAGAAAGGTGTGACGAAGTAATGATTATATGCGGTGGCAGACGAAGTGGTAAAACTACCGAACTTGTAAAACACGCATCGAAACACGATATGTATATTTTATGCGCAAACAAAGTAAGGGTTGCAAATATTTTAGAAATAGCAAAAGAACTCGAATTAGAAATACCTTTCCCGATCACACTGTCAGAACTTCCACTAAAAGGGCGACTAATAAAAAGAATCTGCGTGGATGATATTGATGAAATTTTATATCGAGTGCTAAGTATTGATGTTGAATCGTTCACAGTGACAGAAAGCGAAATTATGAAACTAAGAAGTACGAATAAGCCCACAAGGGCGTAGTTGAAAGGTGTGACGAACTTGTGACAACACAAGATGTGATTGAAATTTTAGAAGATCATTCACCTGATGACACAAACGAACTCGCAGAAGCGATTGCGTTTGCGGTTATGTTGCTTGAAAAAGACATTGCGCAAAAGCCATTAAGACAACTACCTTATTACGTTTGCCCAATTTGTAAGACGAGAGTTTTTGCAGAAGAAAATTTTTGTAATGACTGTGGACAAAGATTAACTTGGTCAGCTTTGCTTCAGCCAAATAAAGGTGAGCAAGTTGAGTTTTGAAAAAGGATGGTGTTGATATGAATTATGATGAACTGCCTAACAGAAACAAAGAAACATCAGACGGAGAAAAAGCAATTAATTGCAAATGCGGTGGACGAATTTATATGTCGTATCTCGAAAGAGAAAGGTATATGCCGATTTGTGAGAATTGCGGTAATTTAAAAACCCGCAGAGCAACATCACACGATGAAGCGATTAAGTCTTGGAACGAGTCAAGAATACGACAAGAACATGACTCTAAATCTAATAACGAATATGAAAACTGTCATAAATGCGCTTTTGTGGCGAACTGTCCAAATCCTTCAACGCCAGATAAATGTTATTTAAACAAATTTACTTTACCTCTTGCACACATTGGCCGAGCTTTAGAAAAAGCATTTGAGGAAGATTTTAGATTAACAAAAGTCGTTTGTGGAACACTTTACACATTCCAGAGCGTAAAATCGTTGCTCTGTTGGTACGAGAAGAAATTGTATGAAGATAAACTTTTGAATTTTGAATTTAACGAAGGTGCGCATAAGCCCACAATGACGAACCAGAAGGAGAATGATCATGAATAAAGTCGTACTGATCGGAAGATTGACCAAGGATCCAGAACTTAGACACGTAGCATCAACCGGAAGAGCTGTCTGCAATTTCACGCTGGCCGTGGATCGGCAGCTGAGCAAGGATAAAAAGGCAGAATATCAGCAGAAGGGCATTTCGACAGCTGACTTCATTCGAGTCAATGTCTGGGGCAAAACAGCCGAAGTGGCAGCACAGTATCTTAGAAAAGGTCAAAAGGTTGCGATTGATGGGCAGATCACAACTGGGTCCTTTAAGACAAATGACGGTGAGACCAGGTACACGACAGAGGTAACTGCGAATCACTTGGAGTTTATTGAGAAGGCAAACAACCAACAATCGGCAGCTGATCAGGATCAGGGCATGTATGATCCAGGCGATTTCAGTGGCAGCTATCAAGATGACGACGAAGTACCATTTTAGCGAGGTGATAGTGTGAATTACAACAACTTCAAATTTGAGAGGCGCGATTTAGAGAGAGAAGCTGAGTACGAAACAAAGCATCTGGCGGATTGCAATGAGGTTAAAACCTACAAATTGACGCCAGAGGAAATCGAAAAGCGCTACGGTGCCTGTAAAGGATCCGGAAAGAAAATTGGATCGCTGATCAATGTACGAAATCTAAAGAAAAAGGATGATGACGAAGTGGCGAAAATTTATGATGCAAATGAGGTTATTGAGGCGGTTAAAAATTTCATGGAGGAAAGTGGCATCACCGAGCATGTTCCGGCTTGGTCAGCAATGTCTAAGAAGCTCAAGAAATACGAGAAGACAATTTATGGTCCAATTGGTGGTATGACTGGTCTTGCTGATAAGCTTGGAGTCCCTACTTTACATGAATATAAAAATATACAGAAGGCAGCCGCTAACCTTGAGATATTGCGTTCGAAAATGATAAAACCAATCAAGGATGTGTCTGAGGAACGGTTTGAGGAGGAAATTGCCGCAGTCCATCCGATTCCGGAGGTTATGACAGTCACAGCTGACGCACCTATTGAGTCAGTTGAGCCTGACGAAACAGTTGAAAATATTGTGACACAGGTCGCTGAACCTGAAGTTATGACTGAGTTGAAATCAAACGATGCGATATTCGACACCTATTCGCATAAAGTCGCCGATTATGAAAAGCTTGCTCTAAATATTATTGATTGTATGAAGATTGAGCAAGAGCTGCGCCAGCGCCAGGAAGAACTGAACATATGGCTTGAAGGATTTGAAAAGGCAGCCGAGTTGTTGGGAGTTGATCTTGGATGATGGAGCATAAGTATTTGAAGTATCCTCCAACTTGTGACATTTGCAAGAAACAACCCATGGCCAAGGTGGGTGTGTGGCATGATAACTATCGGCAGATCTATCTTTGCAACGAATGCCATGACAAGGAGGTTGCAAATGAAAGTCTCGATGCCGATCTTGTGGAAGCGTGAAACATGGGGGCAGCACCAAAAGAAGTTGTCTGAAGAGTTTACGGAGGTTTGCGAGGAACTTCACGACATGAATGCCGGGAAGGGTGATGCCAAGCGTCTAAACAGTGAGCTGCTGGATCTTATCCAGGTCGCGATTGGAACAATAGATGCGACTGGCGAGGATGTGCCGGAGGCGATCCGGGCGCACGTTGACAAGTTAATGGGTCGCGGGTGGAGTGTTAAAGGCTGGATAAACATAGAGATCAATAAATGTCGGGGGTGACTTGGTGAGTAAGTATCAAAGCATCAGACGTGCCAATTTTAAAATGATCGAGCTAGAGCTTTACAATTATCACGAGTCGAAGCAGGAGCTGGAAGCAATGAAGAATGACATCATTGAATCAACGGCATCTGGTGAAGGGTTACGGGTCCAGAATGGCGTTACGGATGTCACTTGCAAAAAGGCAGATGCGTTGATGTCAAGTGTGGCCATAAGAGAGACTGAAAGGCGAGTCAAAGCAATCGAGCACGCTGTAAAGCTGCTTGAATGTCATCCAGACAAGGATAGGATCAAGCTTCTTAAGCTGAAGTACTTTGACAAACATCTTACTGACTATGGGATCCAGCAGGAGATTGGGATCTCAGAGCGGACATACAGAAACTGGCGGCGTGAGATCATTCAGCTGGTGGCTGACCGGTTGGGATACCGTATATAGTAGTTTTCCGAAAGTTTGCCGTTTTCACACTACAACATGTGGTAATATGGCATCAGTAAGAATAGATCTTCAGGGCCGCCGGCGTTACACCCTCCTTTCGCTTGGCGGCCATTTTATTGGCAGTTCGAACCGCGGCGATCTTAGGACCCGCGGTCTTTTAATACCATCAACAGCGCGTTTGTTCCTTCGCGAGCATTAAGACATCGCGTAAAAAAGGCGGTGCGCACGTCGGGTGACGATTTTAAAGGGTTTGCGTCACTGATTCAATGGCATCAAAGCCAACGACATGGCTGATACTTAAATGGACTCCTGTGTCGTTTGGCTTGATGATAAAAGGCCGGTGCAACTAGACTCGCGAGCCTATCACCGGCCTCGCCTTTTGGCGACAACATACCGGGTTATCCTATTGGCTAGGCGTTTAGTACAAGTTGGTTCGATTCCAACACCCGGTCTTCTAACTACCGAGGAGATGATTGGTTGAATAGGATCCAATTCATCATCAAGAAGGTACATGACGGCTGGATTGTTACTGTTGATGGCCGTGATGAACACAGTCACTTTAACAAACGTAAAGGCTGTCTGATACTTGTAAAGACTTTATACAAGGGTAAGATGCCAAAGAAACCGTACTTCCGTGAGGCGGCAAGACGGATCCTGACGGTGGATGAGTTTGGATCACTGATTGATCATCAAAAGCCGCATTATATCAATATCAATAAGGGTGTGGTCAGATAAAGGTAGGTGATAGTTATGGCAAGGAGCAAATGGCCAACGATTGAAAAGAATTTATTCCTTATCGAGATGTGGTGCAAGGAAGGCATGCTTGAAAAAGACATTGCCAAACAACTCGGCGTATCTGTATCGACCTTTGAAGAGCATAAGAAAAATCATCCAGAACTCCGCGACGCTCTAAAAAAGGGAAAAGAGATCGTTGATTATGAAGTTGAGAACAGTCTTTATAAAAAGTGTGTGGGTCATTACGTCAAAGAAGGCAAGGCGTTTAAGTGTAAAGAAATCTATTACGACGAGAATGGCAACAGGTGCGAACGTGAGACAGTGCAAGTTGTTGAGCTCGATACATTTATTCCGCCGGACACGCTGGCTATGGCTATGTGGCTCAACAATCGCAGATCTGATAAGTGGCGCAGAAATGCGAACAAAGAGAAGCTTGATGACGAGAAGCTCAAGATGGAGAAGGAAATCAATGCGAAAAAGTATTGGTGATCAGTATGGATAAACTACATGCTTTCTATTGCAGTAAGGCATGGCGTGATCTTGCCATGAGACTTAAGATCGAACGTGGCGGCAAGTGTGAACGCACCGGCGAAATGTTTGATGATATGTCGCAGCTCATAGGACACCATAAGGTTGAGCTGACTGAGGACAATGTCAGTGATCCTAACATCGCGCTTAATCCAGACAACATCGAGATCATTAGTTTTAAAGAGCACAATAAAGAGCACAGGCGCTTTGGTCACAAGCAGAAGGTTTACATAGTGTATGGATCTCCACTATCCGGAAAGAATTCCATGGTCAAAGACATGATGCAGTACGGAGATATAATCATGGACATGGATGCACTGTGGCAAGCGCTGTCATTCCAGGGAGAGTACATCAAGCCAAACAATCTTAGGTTCAACATCTTTAAGATGCGTGACGAGCTGCTGAGCCAGATCAAGATGAGGTATGGCGAGTGGTACGATGCGTACATTATTGGCGGATATCCTGACAAGTACGAGCGAGAGCGGCTTGCTCAGAGCCTTGGCGCAGAGCTCATATACTGTGAGGCAACAAAGCAGGAGTGCATAGAGCGCCTTGAGGCGAGTGGTAAATCTAAGGCGTGGCTTGATTACATCGATGATTGGTGGGAGAGATACACATAACCCCCCGGCCTCGGTGTTTTTTATTGCGGTTGACATACTGAGAGTGGGCCTCTGCGTGATACACATCAAGATTTTGACTTTTCATTTTTAAATATTTCAGATCAAAAAAGAGTGGGTGAGAGAATGAATACTTCCGAGTTGTCGGTCGAGATTGCAAGGCTAAAAGGTGAATTTCCAGGTGCGGATGATTACAAGCTGCGCGCTCTGGATGCGCTGATCGAACAAGCAGCTTACGAACGAATCTATTTGAGGCGGCTTAATGAGCAAGCTTTGGTATCTGGCCTGGTCAAATTTCATCCGGATAATCCGGCAATTCAGCAGACTTTACCTGTTTCGGGTGAGATTTCAAAGCACTCTGCGGCCCTCACGAACATCATGGACAAGCTGATGAAACATCTGGCGGTTGAAATGGATGATGAAGATGAAGGACTCGAAGATTATGAATAGTTACCTTGTCGAGTACTACGACAAGTGTAAATCCGGTGAAATCATTGTTGGTCGCGAATTGATGGCAATGCTTAAAATCTTAATGGCTGATCTTGAGGATCCGAATTATAAATACGATGTGGCCGAAGCTCACAAGCGCATTAAGTTCATAGAGCATGAATGCAAACACAGCATAAGTCCATTTGCGGGCAAGCCTTTTCTGCTTGAACTTTGGGAGAAGGCATACCTTGAAACGCTTTACGGCTTTTATCTTTACAGAGAAGGCCAGTGGTTCAGGCGCTTCACCAGGAGCCTCCTCATGGTAGGCAGGAAGAACGGAAAGACCTCACTTTGTGCAGCTGATGGCAATGCTGAATTCTTCTGCGGCAATGTCGGTACCAATGTCCTCTGCGCATCGAACGACTATGAACAGGCCGGCATCATCTTCGACGAAATCAATAACATGCGCGAAGAAAGCCCGAAGCTAATGAAGGTCAGCCGCAAGAATATCAAAGGCATCTTCATGGGGAATCCGAAACAGAAGAATAAAAAGGGCAAATACAGCTACCAGAATAAAGCCAAGATCAAGAAGCTTTCAGCAAAGACCGGGGCCAAGGAAGGCAAGAACATCGACAAGGCCATCATTGACGAGACACACGAGATGAAAGATAACAGCCTGGTCATGCCGATCTGGCAGTCGATGTCTACAAAGCCGGAACCGATGCTCAATGAAATAACCACAGAGGGATTCACCGAAGATGGATATCTGGATGGGCTCCTAAAGGATGCACGCCAGGTGCTTAAGGGAGAAATCAAAAGACCGCGCTGGCTCGTATGGCTCTACACCCAGGACAACGAGGAAGAGATCTGGCAGGACAAAACAACATGGTTTAAGAGCAATCCAAACCTTGGTGTATCAAAGCAGTGGTCATTCCTAGAAGAGCTCGTTGAGGAATCCAAAACTAACAGCGCCACCAGGGCGTTCATGCTGGCGAAGGATTTTAATATTAAACAGTCAAACGCTCAGGCATGGCTGCAGCTTGGCGACATAGTGAATATCGATACCTTCGACTTAAAAGAATTTGTCGGGGGTTTTTATATTTCCGGCAATGACTTCGCGGAGACGACAGACCTTTGCTCATCGACGATCTTGCTCAAGAAACCAAATGACCGCAAGACCTATCTTCATACACGCTACTGGATCCCGGAAAGCAAATTAGACAATGCGCAGGATGATGTCGATTATCGTCAGTGGGCCAAAGATGGTTGGCTGACAATCGTCGAAGGAAACGCAGTAAACACGTCCTTGGTCGCTGATTGGCATTTTGAATTACTTGAGGAATACGATCTCAAACCGTACAAATCCGGCTTTGACAATAGATATGCCAAAGACTTTCAGTCCAGGTACATCGAGATCTTTGGCGAGAAGATCACCATCAACATTCCGCAGGAAGCCAAGGTCCTGAACAATCCAATGCGGACGCTTGAGGCGGACATGAGGGACAAAAACGCAATCTACCAAAACAATCCGGTCTGCGTGTGGTGCTTTAAAAATACCGGCATCAAGCTCGACAATATGGGCCGAATTGCTCCGCACAAGATGCAAACAACAAAGCGTATTGACGGTACAGCCTCAAAGGTCATCGCTTATGCAACGCTCGAATGGTTTAGATCTGAGTTTATGAGCCTTATAAGTTAGGGGGTGTCAATTTGGGGCTGTTTAATTATCTGATATCAATATTTCCACCACTGAAAAGAGCGGCTTATAGGTCGTGGTATTCAAATTCAAGACCGATTCTCTCTGATTTCGGAAGCAATATTTATCTGAGCGACTTCGTAAATAACGCGATTGACCGGGTGGCAAGCGAGGTTTCAAAGATTGAAGTTAAAAGCGTCGTGCAAAACGGCAACTTTGTCAGGATTGAAAACGACGATATTACCAGGCTATTTCGCTTTAAGCCGAACCCGCTGCAGACAACTAGTGATTTTATCTCAAGTGTTGAGTGGCTCAGGCGTAAGAATGGTAATGCTTTCATTTATCCAAAATATGATTCTGTGAAGATGCCGGATGGTCGAACATTTAAGAAATTCACAGCATTTTACCCGCTCAATCCGTCTGCGGTTTATATCGGTGAGATTAATGGCGAGCCTTGGGAAATAAGATTTGATTTCAACGACGGGTCCAGCTACGTCCTGCCTTATGCGGATCTCATTCACCTCAGATGGCGACGCGGCACAAACCTAACAGCTGGCGGCGGGGATGACTCCGGACAAATCAACAACTACGACATTACCAGGACAATCAATGCCCTGGACAAAGTCATTCAAGGGCTGCCAAAGAGTATCGAGGCGAGCTTGCAAATCAAAGGTGTTTATTCCGCTAAAACACTCGCGGATGCAAGTAAATTAACCAAGATGATCACAGACTTCGAAACTCACCTTCATTCAACCTCATCAGGCATCGTTGCAACGGATCTAGCTGGTGAGTTTACGCCGGTCAATGTGTCTCCGGCAAACGTGCCGGAAACGGCGCTCAACTTCTTAAAGTCCATCATCCGGGAGCGCTACGGCATATCAGCCGCGATCATTTCAGGCGATTACACCGGCGATCAGCACAGCGCCTTTTATCAGACGGTCATTGAGGATTTCATTGTCCAATTTGAACAAGCAGCCACAGCGTGCCTTTTCAGCGGACGAGAGCAGGATGTCGGTCACCGAATCAAGTGCTATTACAGCAAGGTCAACTACATGGCCACTAAAGACAAGCTTGAGCTGGCGAATCTCGCCAAAGAGACCGGCATCATGAACCTTAATGAGATCAACGAGATGTTCGGCATTCAGCCATTTGAAGACGGTGACAGGCGCTTACAGAGCCTCAACTATGTCAGTTTAAAAGTCATTGACGAATATCAAAAGAGCAAGTCAGGCGCAAGCGCAGGAGGTGCAGAAGGTGAAAAATAACAAAGAGCTACCAAACAAAGCAAATCAGCAGTATTCGAGATACAACGAAGTGCTTGAGTTAAGAGCAATCGATCCAACAGAGGACGCGGGTTATATCATCGAAGGTTACGCCGTTGTTTATGACCAGTTGACAAGCATTGGCGGCTGGTTCAATGAAATTGTGAGACAAGGCGCGCTTGATGGCGCGGATCTGACTGATGTGCCTCTGTTTGTGCATCATCAGAAAGAAAAGATACCTCTTGCCAGGAGTAGACGCAACAATGGCAAGTCCACCATGACACTCACGCCGGACAGCAAGGGTTTACATTTCAGAGCCGAACTGGATGTTGAAAACAATTCAGAGTCTAAGGCGCTTTACTCAGCAATTTCGCGCGGCGATGTGTCTGGCATGTCTTTCGCCTTCCGGCTCAAGGAAGAAAAATGGCTCAACATGGATAAGCCGGTACCAACCAGGGAGATCTTGAAATTTGAAAAGATCGGTGAAATATCAGCGTTATGGAGTCCAGCTTACAAGGGGACTAACATAGAAGCTCGGGACGGGGAGCTGGACAGCTCCGACAAACTCGCATTGGAGAATGCAAGGTCCGCGCTGGACAGCGAAAAGAACGAGTTGGAAGTACTCAGGTTAAGAGCGCAAATACTATCAAAACTATAAAAGGGGACAGGTGAAAATTATGAAAAATAAACTTAAAAAGATGTTAGAGCAAAGAACAGCTAAGAAAGTCAACCTCGAAAAAAGAGCAAAAGAATGTGACAACGTCGAAGAACTCAGAGGCATTAACACGTCGCTTGAAGAACTCAACGACGAAATCAGAGAAATTGAAGCAGCTATTGCAGAATTAGAGAAAGCGCCAGCGCAGTCCGAAAGAACAGCTGCAGTAACAGGCGATGTTCCTGGTGTCGTTGTTTCTAGCATGAACTCAAAGAAAGATGATGAAGCTCGCGGTGACAAATTCGCATCGATGGAATATCGTGAAGCTTTCATGAATTTCTGCAAAACTGGCGCGCCTATGGAAAATCGTCTTGATGCTTTCGCTGACACGGTAGAAGCTGCAGCTATGATTCCTACCACGGTCATGAATGAGATCGTCAAGAAAATGACTGCTTACGGCAGCCTGTTTTCAAGAATTCGCAAGCTCAACATTAAGGGCGGCGTGAACGTACCTATCGTTTCACTCAAGCCTACTGCATCTTGGATCACCGAAGCGGCTCCGTCTGATCGTCTTAAAATTACCGCTTCCGGATCTGTATCATTCTCTTACTTCGGCCTGGAATGTAAAGTCGCATCATCCTTGCTTGTCAACGAAGTTTCTGTTGATAGCTTTGAGTCTACGCTCGTTGATCTTATCGTTGAAGCGATGGCGAAAGCGCTTGATATCGCTATCATGAAAGGTGTTGGCACTACTGAGCCTCTTGGTATCGCAGTTGATACCCGTGTTCCTGCTGGCCAGGTTATCACACTTTCAGCTGCAGATTTTGCAACATACGAAGGCTGGAAGAAGAAAGTATTTGCTAAGATTCCACTTGCATATCGTGCTGGCGGTGCATTTATTATGGCCGCAGGTACGTTTGAAGGCTACATCGATGGCATGACGGATACAAATGGTCAGCCGGTTGGCCGCATTAACTATGGTGTTGCAGATGGTACGCAGGAGCGCTTCGCAGGCAAAGAAGTTCTGCTTGTTGAAGATGATGTACTCGCTGCTTATGACTCTGCAAATGTTGGCGATGTTGTCGCTGTTTTCTGTAAACTTTCAGACTACGGTGTAAACTCCAATATGCAAATGACTATGTACAGATGGCTTGACCACGACAAGAACCAATGGGTCGATAAAGCGCTGCTTATCGCAGATGGTAAGTTGATTGATCCAAATGGTGTTGTCGTCGTCAAGAAAGGCGCATAGTTCATAGCTGACTAGAGGGCGGGCAACCGCCCTCTTAACTTAAAAAAATCCTCAGAGGAGGTAACTAATTATGTATCCATTCAATCCAAAAATGGGCCAGAAGATTCAATCGAACGCTGCGGGTGTTGTCTGTGATAGAGGTTTTATCGCTCACTTCCATCTCTCTGATTCAGAAAATGACACAGCTGCAACGGATGGCATTATTGGCTATGTAACACTTGCAGACGGAGAAACCACTACAAAAGCGGCTGTCACACTTGATCACCAGCCTCTTTGCGCCAGAGTATTATCAGTAACCGGCAACGGCGCTACAGCTACGGGCGACGTTGTGATCACAGGAAAAGATATTGCCGGTGCGACTATCACTGAGACTATCGCGAGCACGGGTGCGGGTACGGTTCTTGGTACTAAGGCATTCGCCTTTGTTGACAGCGTGGTTTTCCCTGCCCGAACTGCTGAAGCGGATGCCATCAAAGTTGGCACCTCAGACAAATTCGGCATTCCTTATCTCCTGCCGTACAATACAGTACTCGCTATTTACAACAATAAAACTGCCACAACAGTAGCCGCTGGCAGCTTCAGCGAAACGACACTCTGCCTGAATCATCTTGATCCAACTGCAGCTCTTGGCGGCAGCGACATTGATGTATATTTGATAGTTTAAGGGGGTAACGGAGTATGGCGCTGATTGATGACGTAAAACGCGGACTCGGGGTGTTCTACTCCGAAACCGCCAAAGACGCTGAAGTACAGCAAATGATTGACGCGGCAAAACTTTATTTCAAAGGCGCGGGGTGGGACGTTGGTTCTGCCCCTGACGCTTTGGCGACTGATGCAATAGTCCTTTACTGCAAGATGTCACAGTCCACAGATCCGGCGCAGCTCACTAATCACCCGGTACTTATATCGATCATCGCGCAAAATAGGACGGTGGTAGTCGATGCTGAAATTTAATCCAACGACACCGCTCAAATTTTATGCTATGACAACGACTTACGTACCAGGGCAAGGCAACACCACAACGTGGCAGAACGTCACTGGTGGCGGTTATAGCGTGTATTACTGTGAATGGAATGGTACGTTCGGTGATCGTGCGATGTCAGCACAGGCGCTTGGTGTGAATGACTCAGCAAGCATCAGAATGACTTATAGTCCGGATGTTTACGCAAAACTGAGAACCACAAGGGTTGTCGTGATTAAAAACGCGGATGAGAGCGCTATCGTTGCGGGCGCACCTGATAAAAACAATCCAAATGTCTATGAACTTTGGGGCGGCGTGGACAACGTCAAAGAAGCTAACCAATTTCTTGAGTTTAAAGTCAGGAGGTATGAGGGCCTGTGATCAAAAACCTAGTCCAAGTTACCCTCGATACCGCGCTTTATCCTCTCGGTGTATACGTCCACGAACAGCGAAAGAGCGGACCGGATGCTGATATGTATGTCGTTTATTCGCTCTCCGGTGACGCGGAAGAATTTCACGCCGATAATAAGGTGTTGGTCAAAGCGGCAAATCCTACGGTTAGATTTTATTATCGATCTGAAAAGCTCGACAACTACGCTACAAGACAAATCATCCAGGCAAGAGAATACCTGATTGAATCCGCCATGAAAGCAGCTGGGTTTACACTTCCGTTTGGACGCTTTGACGCCGGTGACGTGGATGGTATTGGCTACATGGTGACAGTATTCGAGTTTGAATATTGGCGGGTGGTCTAGTGGCTGTAGCGGGTAGATTTATTCAGACGAGCGAACTGGAAGACGCCATTGCAGAGATTATGGAAGAATACGGCGACGAAATCTATCAATTAACTGAGGAAGGTCTCGATGTCGCAGAATCAATCTTGATTAAAAACCTCAAGGCCGCCAGCCCAGGAAGCCCTCCGCACAAAGTTAATTTCGCAAAGAATTGGAAGAGCAAAGGCAAAAAATATAAGATGCTCCGTTATGTTGGTAACTCAACAATGGTCCAGGGACCAGACGGAGAAATACCGCTTGCGAATATCATAGAGTATTCAACTAACCACGGCAGTCCATTTATAAAAAAGACATTTGAATCATCTGTTGACGAAATGGCGGCGGCGGTCGTCAATCAAATTAAAAAAGGGGTGTAATTAATGCCAGAAAATAAGGTTAAATTTGGTCTTGAGAATGTGTATTATGCTGTCGCCACAGACACCGGAGCGGCAATCACTTACGGAACGCCAAAGCCAATCATTGGAGCGGTAAATCTCACGCTGAATCCATCCGGTGAAAGCGTCAAGTTTTATGCTGACAATAAGGTGTTTTTTGAAGAAGAGACCAATGAAGGTTACGAAGGCAACTTAGAAATGGCGCTTGTCTCGGATCAATTCAAGGTCGATGTCTTTGGTTATACCATCGATTCAAACGGCGCTATCATCGAAAATGCTGACGCGGTGGCCAAGAAATTCGCATTGATGTATGAAATTGACGGCGATCTAAAGAAAGCCAGACGCGTCAATTATTATTTGACTGCATCAAGACCAAGAGTCGAAGGATCCACGAAGACCGCAAGCAAAGAACCTAAGACAGAATCTATGAACATCACCGCAAGGCCATCACCTTATACGAAAGACGTAAAAGCCAAGCTTTATGCTGGCCAAACCGGTTATGACACATTCTTTTCAGCTGTTTATGAGAAAAATGGCGTTGTGAATACTGCGGCAGCAACCGCAACCTTTAGCAAGGCAGCTCCTGCCGATGTGACGATTAACACGACTTCATCCGACGCGACGAACACAGCTAAGAACGTCATGATTGATGGTGTGAACATTGGCGGTGTCAACCTCACTGTAACTGGCGTTGATGTAACTATCGCGAGCGCGTTTGTGGCTGCTCTTGATAACGGAACATACACGCTGACGGTTGAGTTTGTCAAAGGCAATGCAGTAACTGTAGCCCTCACTGTAGCGGCTTAGGAGTGATTTCATGGAACTCAATTTAATGATTGACGGGCGGCAGGTGCCATTTAAAAGCACCGCCGCTTTTATCTTGCGCTACAAAGCACAGTTTGGGCGTGACGCCATTAGAGACCTTTCGAAACTGCAAAAAATGGTCAAGGACAAGGATAAGGACAAAGAAAAGAAAAAGGATGAGAATGACGAAGATGAACTTGATCTCGACGCGCTCGACCTTCAAATGTTTTACGAAATGGTCTGGGTCATGGCTAAGGCCGCCGATCCGACGATTCCGCCACCACTTGATTGGCTCGACACATTCAGCGAATTCCCGCTGCTTGAGAACCTAGAAACGTGGATGGAAATGATGACGAAATCATTCACGACAACGAAATCTATAAAAAAAAAATAAGTAGTGACGAACAAACCCCTTTTGAAATGACCACGGAAACTTTAATCCTGATGGCGATCAAAAGGGGTTTGCTATTATCTGACTTTGAACTAATGACCGTCGGCATGATCACTGATTTTCTGATCGAGTGCGTCAATGACCAGGAAGATGCCGATGAAGACGCAGCCAGGGAAGCGACTCAGTTTGACATTGACCGATTTTGAAGGTAGGTGAAAATAATGTCAACTAAAATAAAAGGCTTAACCATTGAAATCGGTGGTTCGACCGTTCAGCTCCAAAAATCCATGTCAGAAGTCAATAAAAAATCAAAGGATCTGCAGACTGAACTCGCCAGTGTCAACCGGCTCCTAAAGTTGGATCCGAAAAACACAGACCTTATAACTCAGAAACAAAAGATTTTAGCCGGCGCAATTTCTGCGACATCTGACAAATTAGGCCAGTTAAAAGAAGCTGAACGACAAGTCATTGAACAATTTCAGCGCGGCGAGGTTGCTGAGGACGCGGTCAGAGAATTACAAAGGACAATCGTCAGGACTGAACAAGACCTCAAAAGGTTGACTGAAGCATCTGAACAAATGAGTCACACCATGTCGCAGAAATTCAAAGACGCCGGTAAATCAATGCAGGACTTTGGCGGAAAAGCCATTGGTGTCGGAAAGGATATGACGGCAGCTGTTACGCTTCCTATTGTAGCAGCTGGCGCGGCATCATTTAAGATGGCAGCTGATTTACAAGATGCGTTTGGAGCAACCGATCAGATCTTTAAGTCATCATCAGATGAGGTTAAAAACTGGGCGGACAACCTAGAAAGCTATTACGGCATTGCAGAAGGCGAGGCGCTTACTTACGCCAATACGATGGGATCTATGTTGCAAAACATTGGCGGTCTTAGTGAGGCGGAAGCGGCCAAGCAAGCTGAAACATTAGTGCAGCTCTCCGGAGATTTGGCGGCCATGTTTGGCGGCTCTACAGAAAGCGCAGTGCAAGCACTGACAGGCGCTTTAAAAGGCAATGCATCCATGCTGGATAATTACGGCATGGGCGTCAATGAAGCAACCATCAAATCAAAAGCACTAGAAATGGGCCTCATAAAAGAAAAAGAAGAATTGAGTTTAGCCGCAAAACAAGCAGCAACTTTAGCGCTGATCATGGAACAGACCGCAGATGCTCAAGGCCAAGCTGGAAGGGAAGCCGGCGGGGCGTCAGGTAGTATGCGGGGTTTAGTTACTGAGCTCAAGAATATCGGAACCGAAATTGGTGAGATACTTTTGCCGGTAATCACACCACTCATAGCAAAGCTTAAAGAAATCATTGAGCGGTTTGGTAATATGTCGCCGGAAATGCAAAGGACCATTGTAATCGTAGCTGGAGTTGCGGCGGCGATAGGCCCTCTGCTTATTGTCTTAGGTGCCGTAGCAAGCGGAATAGGTGCAATTATTGGTATTTTGCCAGTACTAGGTGGCGGGATTGCTTTTTTGGTGGGTCCGGTTGGCATTGTCATTGCCATCATTGCTGCTTTAATCGCCATCGGCGTAGCGCTTTATAAGAACTGGGACACCATCAAAGCGGCAGCGGTGGCCATGTATGAAAGTATCAAAGAAAGTTTCAATAAAACGAAAGATGCAATTGTCACTCCAATCACCAATGCGATAGATACTCTTAAGAAGATCAATCTATTTGAGATTGGAAAAAACATCATTGGCGGGCTGATCGATGGTGTAAAAGCCATGATCACGAAGGTCAGAGAAACCATCGGCAACATAGCTGAAACGATCACCGGAGGTATAAAAAAAGCGCTTAAAATTCAATCTCCTTCGAGAGTTATGGAGGGGCTTGGTGAGTACACAGGTGAAGGATTGATCAAAGGCCTGGAAAGCACTAAGCGTGCTTTGTCATCCGTCTCGAATAGTATGGGAAGCGTCGCGACCGCTGGAGCTGTCGCCGGAACTATGACACACACAGGTACGTTCCGTGTTGAGGGTGTTAACAGTGAAGGTCAAACTGTGACTGTTATGAATATGGTATTAGACGAGCTTAGGAGGGAGGTGCGCAGGAAATGACGGGATTATTTGATGGATCGACATTAATCACCAGATACCTGCGCGTCGTCCGGCAGGTGACGCCTCGTAAGATTGTGAACACACTGCTGGATGGATCGGAGCATGTGCAGATCATCGGCACGGAGGTCACGCGGCTGGCGATTGAGCTGGCGGTGGATTTGATGGGGCGGGAGATGATCGACGCGCTGGACGCTTCTGGCGGGCTTGTGACGGTGGAGGATGAAGAAGGTAACGAGTACTCCGGGAGGATCCTTGAGAAGGGCGACTGGTCGAAGATGCGACGCGGGTACTATCAGACGACGCTGACGCTGAGCATCGAGGCGGTGGTCTGATGCGCGCGATACCATCGGAGCTGCTTGAGCGGGTGAAAAAGAAATGGCAGGTGCCGGCTGAGAATTCAGGTCCTGCCATGAAGGTTTATCTCAGCCGGGGATTTATCAATGAGCTGTTCCAGGTGTTCACGATCCAGGAGGGCGCGGAGCTGACGGATGTGGATGTGACGGTGAAGCGCACGGATACATCGGCTGAACCGGCGGAGGCGTATGCGCTGGCGATTAATGACGGGGTGGCCCAGGTGAAGTCGAAGCCGCTGCCGTATGATGATCAGATCCCGTGGGTGGATAGAATGACGGTGGCTCTGAGTGCGACCGCGGTGGCGATTGAGTTTGACGGGTACTGGGACCGGGATTATGCGACGCGGCGGTTTAACTTTGTGACGGAGGAATATCCGTGGTTATTCTACGTCCAAGGTGGGACGCTATATGCTAAGTACTGGGAAGACGCAGAGATAACGCTGGCGACGGATGTGGTGAAGGTCTGCGCGATACGGGGATGGCTGCCAGCCAATGGGGATCAATCGAATGACCAGGGATTGATTGTGGCGTACATCAAGACAGATGGGCTGGTTTATTACCGGTCGTACTGCATCCAGGTGGGCGGCGGGAAGCTCTGGGAAGTGGAGCGGAATGTGGCTGAGGTCTTGACGACATGTACAGATCTCGCTTTGTTTAGAACCAATGACTTTAGAATCGGTTTTATGATTTCTACCGGTGGGGTTATGTACTGGCTTTTAACAGCTCGTAACTGGGCTGGCATGAGTATATGGCCGGATACATTGACTGCCTCTGTGTCTGCTGAGATAGAAATGATCCCGATAACCTATATTGACGGATTCTCACCTGATGAAACGTTAATAGCGTCCGTATCAGTTCCAGAGTGTGAACTGTGTGCATTTGACGTTCCAGATCCTGCACTTGTATCAGCTACAAGGCTTGAACTTAATAAAATTGTCCTTGAATTCAATCAGCAGGTCATTGATTTTGTTGGTTCTGAGGATGCTTTCACCGTGTCATTTAATAGTGGTGCCGTAGTTTATGACGTTCTGTCTGTAACGGCAGGGGCTTCCGGTAACAAGATCGTTTTGACAATAGATGAGGATGTTTCCGCTGATGCAAATCTCGATATTGCATATAGCGAGTTTAGTGCAGCGTTAAGGACTTATGTGACGGATTATTGTAGACGGCTTATTTCGTCGTTTGCAACAATCGCAGAAGGTCAACCTCCGATCGGGTATGTGGACGAAACCCTTACAGCTGCTGTTTCAGCCGACATTCAACTCAAGTATATTTCAAAACTCAATGGATTTAACGATGATCACACGCTGACAGCGTCCGTAAGTGCTTTGATTGCATTCTGGCACATAGACGATGCGCCGGTATAGATATGGGGGCGATACTTTGATATTTCTTATAAGGCAAATAGTTCTTGGCAAAAAAAAGAAAAGGGAAGCGCCGCCAAATTCAGAAATCTTGCTTGCGTCGATAAGTGCTTTGATAGACTTTTTGGAAATATCCAAAACATCAGGTCAAGCCATAGACGAGACGTTAACTGCATCCGTATCAGCCACAATAGCATTCTATCAGTCTGGTCAAGAACCAGCATAGAGGGGTGAAGTAATGGATATTAAAATAGGAGCAAGGCTCCATAATAGATTTGATATTGAGGTAAAAGATATTTTGAGCGGCGAAATTGTGAAGCGCGCACAAGCTGAAAACATCGTACTTAATGGTGTTTACAATATTTTAGCGAGTAGTTATTCGAACCTTATGGCGAATAGAATAAATTTTGGAAGTGGTTCGGGTACTTTTGCTCCAACTAGGACTACATTGTTTAATCACTCGGGGTATTATTCTGCGTCATTAGTTGAAAGTGTTTATAATGCACCGCCGCTCGCAAGTTATGCGAAAAAGAAAATAGTGATTCCGCCTCAAGATCATGTAGGTGTCACGATAACCGAAGTCGGATTAGGAACAGACGGTACTTTAATATCACACGCAATGCTTGAGGACTCGGAAGGCAATCCTATTTCAATTGGGCCTAAAACTGATACTCAAGAGATAACGATATATGCAACTCTGTATGTTGAATTAAATTTTCCTTCTGGAATAGATGCACTTTTACATTCGACTTTTAAGAATGCGCTAGTAGATGCAATGTTGGGATTAACAACAAACGGGATGGGTATTGCATTTTATGAAATATCGTCAACTAACAGAGCGAGTTTTACAAAACTTTATGCTTCAACGAACAAAGCCGCTACCGTTGTAACAACGGCATACAATTCAGGAGTTATTCTGACAAGCTCTCATTTCTCAGTATTTGATATTCCGAACAAGAGATCAAAAACTAACCGACTTCGTTATGGCACAAGTGTTGCAAATCAGAAAATATGGTCATTGGCTTGGTACACAGAATATTCTGGAGCAAGACCATTATTTAGAACTGTTTTTCCAAATCAATTCTGGGAAGGTTATAATTTCGTCGGTAAGGCAATTGGAACTGGCAATGGTTCAACTGTTGCATTTAACCTCCCGTGGTCTGACATCAACACAACTAAAACCTATAAAATTTATCTTGATGGCGTTGAAAAAACACAAGGCGTAGATTACACGTTGAGCAATTCAGAGTCTACAACAACTGTTACATTTACTACCGCGCCGTCGAATGGCGCCGCAATAACTGGTGACTGGTGGGTAGATTACATTCCAAAGGACTCAGATCATGTCCTTGATGTAACTTTGACGATTCAATATGGGAGTGTGTAGATGATGAATGATATTATGAAGCGCGGACAAATCGAATGCGAATGTGGGAATGTCTATTTCGTTGAAAGTATATATCCGCAAGTAATCTGCATGGCTTGTAAGAAAGTGAATGATTTTAATGGGGATCCAATACCAGAACAATCTATTTTAGAGAATGAGGTGGAATAATGCCAAAAGCATACGCTAACCACGCAACTCTCTTTTATGAATATGACGCAGGCAGTGTTGATGTGACTGCTGCATATCTCGAAGTAGCAGTTGCGCCGGACGACATGATTCGTCAAATGCTCGTCTATCCAACTGTTGACTGCGTTCTAAAAGCAAACGATTCCGAGAAGGAAATATTTCTACCAGCTTCGACATGGACCCCGCTTGGATTTCAGATTACTTCATTCAACGTCAAAACTATCACTGGAACAGGTAAAATACACTGGCAGGGATGGTATAAAGGCGGCGGCGGATACACATATTGGGGTAAAGAATAAGCGTGCATGCATCGAGGGAGTGATGAATGGTGGAACTTCATTTTGAGCATAGCGCAAACTTAGGCAGCGGGGTCAACCCCGCTGCTATTCATTTGCCTGATAACAGCGTGTACTTGTTTGCAGTGGATGCTGGAAGACTTAAAGCGCAGAAATGGACGCCGAATCCGGGCGATGTGCCATGGGCGACGCCAGTCTTTGGGGATGCTTTTATTGCGACAAGGGACAAATCGCTAAGCCTTTACCGCATGAAAAATGTCCCGCGCGTAGGCATGTTTGGTGCCTGGCACCAGGACGCTGTCATGGATGGTGAGACGGTCATTACGCCGGAGCGCCAGCGCTTCGCAATTTGGGATGCACTCAATGATATAACCAATTATCTTGAGTCAGGTGAGATCCGGATGGACCTGGATAATATTGTGGCAAGTGCGAGCTTCACATTCAAAAATCCATCTCAGCATCTAAGCGGAGAGACAAACAGTCGCATGACGCCAGGCAATAAGATTGAGCTGTTCTTTACAGCTGGTGACAGCGCGGACTATCCAATGGGTGTCTTTTACTGTGACCGGATCGACATGACGGCAGCTGGGGAGACTATCACGGTGGATTGTCGAAACATCAGCGGGAAGCTGCTTAAAGATCAGACGTTCGACGCGAACAACTCATATCCAATCCTGCCTTATTCGGACACGGTTGAGGCGCTGCTCGACAACGCCGGAATTACAGACTATGATGTTCAGCCATCCGTTGGAGAGACACCGTGGAGCCTCGGTCTTGAGTACCCGCCAGACATGGACATGCTCACTGGATTCCTTGAAATGATTGGTATCTCACTAAACTGGGTCGCCAGAGAGACACTCGATGGCCAGATTATTGCCGGATCCACCGTGACCTATCAGCCGATCATTGATCTTAACAGCAAATACACCTTCAACCGAGGATCTGACCTTTTCAGCCGAGGCGTGAGCAGAGATGACAATGAAGTATACAGCCGGGTCTGTTACCAGTCGAAACAATCGGCCGCGGAGACGACGCCTGAGACGACCATAAGGGCCTATGCAAATGTACTCCATGCGTTCGAGTGGGCCTATGCGCCAAACAAGACGCTCTATCTCACTGCACCTGATGACACTGTGCTTGCAGAGCTTCAGGATCTGGCTGACGCGCTGTCATCCAGGATGGCATACTCAGGCATCATCGAGCAGTTTTCAGGACCATTCAGGCCGCATATCATTCCGGGGGATGAAGCTGAGATAGTCGCAGACGATGGGACGCATCTGCTTGGACTGATCACGACAGTCAGCCATAGCTTTGGGACTGGTGGCTTTACGACGAGTTTTACTGTCGATAGCGCTGGTGTCATAGGTAAGCCACAGCTGCGCGATCTGATTGAGAAGGTCAGCGGGAAAGGTCAAAACAGCAGTATCAAGCGATTATATTAGCGAGGTGATAACGTGCCGGATTGCGCAAACCATAAAGCGGTTGAAGCTGAAATAAGAAATATCAAGGAGGACGTTGTAGCGCTAGAAACTGGAATGAGTAACATGAGCTTGTTCGTTTCTGGCCTAGACAAAACTCTAGCTAAGCATGACGAGCTTATAAAAAAATCATTTGAGCGCATCGAAAAAACAGAGAATCTTACTGACGCAATCAACGAGGTCACCACAGAAATCAGAATTTCAAACAAGAATCAGGAAAAAATTTTGGAAGCACTGAAAACAAGCCAAGAAGATCATGATGCCAGGTTAAAAGTGGTTGAGCAGATGCCGGCAAATGACGCTCTCGTGCGACAAAAGCTTGTTATTACAGTTGTGATTACTTCACTCACGTCCGGCGCTGTCGGATTTGTACTTAGCAATTTTTCGAGGTGATGATATGACAAAAGTATTGATCGACCCTGGCCACGGTCCAGGAAACGCGAACAAAGGACCTACCGGATATTTTGAGCACGTAGGTATGTGGATCTTGTCAAAGCACCTTCAGGCAGCGCTGATCCGGTGCGGCATCACTGCAGCGCTCACAAGGGCGGAGGATGCTTATCTTGGTACAACAGCCAGGGGCGCTATGGCCAAAGGCTATGATTGCTTCATCAGCCAACACTCAAATGGCGGTGCGGCATTGGCTAGAGGTTGCGAGGTTTATTATTCAGCGCTCAGGCCAAACGACAAGAAATGGGCTGCTGAGATCGCGATCCAGTCATCGCAGCTGATGGGCAATCCAAACCGTGGCGCACTCACAAAAGGATCCGCGGCCAGTCCAGGTCAGGATTACTATGGCGTAATTCGGTCGGCAGCAGCTGCCGGATGTCCGCACATCTTCCTGGTCGAATCCGGATTTCATTCGAATACACAGGATGAAGCCTGGCTGAAATCGAGCGAAAACCTTAAGAAGCTGGCCGAAGCCCAGGCGGCGATCTTGTGCCAGATGCTAGGCATGAAATATGTCGTTGAAGTCGTCAAAACCGCTCACTGGGGCGATTCCCTGATACGTCAGATGATGGATGATAAGGTTGTTGGATCTTGGCACGATCCTGACGACGTTGTTACATGGGCTGAGTTCGCGGCGGTCTATGCAAATATGAAGGAGGCAAAATAGATGGAATTTAACGATTTTTTAAGTGTGGACTATGTCACCTCATACCTGGGATCCATTGTTGTGATCATGTTGATCACGCAATTTGTAAAAGAGCTGCCGCTGATCAGCAAGCTTCCGACGAAGTATTTGGTCTTTATCATAGCGCTGTTACATCTAATGATCTTTGTCCGGCCTGAATTGGTGCTGGAGGCTATTGCCTTGACACTGATCAACGCGCTGCTCCTGACGCTGACAGCCACCGGTGGGTATGACTTTGCTGTTAAGAAGACTACTGTGACATTTGATGAGATCGCGGAACCTGCCGCTGATCCGGATCATTACTGAGACCCCGAAAGGGGTCTTTTTTTGATTTTTGATAATAAATCTGTTAAAAATTAAAGAAAACTTTACATTTTGTATCTACAAATGACGCAATTTGGGGTATAGTAAAACATAGATGAGCCATGATAATAATAAATATTAGATGATGATAAAGATAAGATGATGATTGGTTAATATGATGATTGAATAAGATGATTATTTAAAAAGATGAAAAAAGGGTGAAGAACATGGCTACTAAGAGTATAACAAAAAATGTCGATATTAGATCAAAACATCTCGGAAGAGCATTTGTTTCAGCCTTAGAAAATGCTAAAAACAAATCAAGCCAAAAAGTAATAGTTACCAAAACAGTTGAGACTATCCATAAGGATCAAATTAAATCACTTTTTGGGAGTCATAGATGAGTGGATATAAGATTATTAATTTAAGTGATATGGTCGAAAGCCTTGGGGAGGATAGAGTAAAATCTATGCTCCTTGATTTTTCATGTCCTTCAAACATAGACTTGGAAACTTTCATAAAACAAAAGGCTATCACATTTGCAGCACAAGGATGGGCTAAAACTCACCTTGTATACACTGATTATAAAGATGAACTTGTTTTGGCAGGCTATTTTACTTTGTCTCCGAAAACAATTATGGTTAGAAAAAATGCTTTGTCAAAGTCTTTGCAAAGGAAAATTCAGCAGTTTGGTACATTCAACGGGGATTTAAAGCAATATGTATTAAGCGCGCCTCTAATAGCTCAATTGGGCAAGAATTATTATAATGACTACAATAGACTAATTACAGGCAGTGAATTGCTGAAATTTGCATGTGATAGAGTTTACAGCATACAATCAGAATTAGGTGGAAAATTTGTTTATTTAGAGTGTGAAGACCATCCAAAATTAACAGAATTCTATTCAACTAACGGATTTGTGAATTTTGGAAAAAGAAAATTAGACCCAGATGAAACAGGTTTGAAAGGCGAATATTTGCTTCAGATGTTAAAATATTTAAAAACAAATCAATTTGCTAAAAGTAAATTGGATGATAGATCAGATGAATAGTACAAAGGCTAATGTTTTAACGTAAACAGAGTGTGACTCATTCTTATAATCATCGCTATTAAATCGCTATTAAAATAAGAATAGTACGAAAACCTCGGAGTGATCCGAGGTTTTTTTAATGCAAAGAAACTGTTACGATTTGTTACTTAAACCATGTGTTATTGATCATATTACAAATGTAAAATATGTAATTAAACATGCATAAAGCATTGAAAATACTTAATTGTTAAAGCAAAATAAATTTGTGAAATTAACGTCCATTTAACAATGGCTTAACTTCATATATTATATTGTAGCGTTCGACAATATTAGACCTTTTGATTCTAAATATTTAGGGTATGACAATAATATCAAATATTAGGAGGTTGTTTAATGTTCGGAGCGAAAGAGACAAAGGAAGAAAAGCAAGATAAAGAACTCCAAAAATTTATGGAAAGGTATCAGCTTGACGAGATAGATCATAAAGATCTAATAGTCATAAAAAAGATAGCTGCGGATCTCGCTGGAAATGGATTTCTTAAAGCGGGCATGGCATTGAGTTTCGCCAGGGCTGAAGAGCAAGCAAAAGTTACATATTTATCAGCTCTTGTCGAACAAAATTGGTTAATAATGAGACAACTAAATCGATTAAATAGTAATCTAGAAAAAATGAATCAGAAATAA